AAAGGCCGATGTACTTGGATATTCGCTAGATGAGTCTAATCGCGCAGCCTCACGATGGGAAACTACCACTGGTGGAGAATATTTCGCTGCTGGTGTTGGAGGCGCGATTACTGGTCGTAGAGCTGACCTTGCTCTCATCGATGATCCGGTTAAGTCACGTGAAGAGGCTGAATCTGAGCTCATCAGAGAGAAAACCTTCGAATGGTACAAGTCAGACTTGGTTACGCGACTTAAGCCACATGCGCGCATCATATTAATACAAACGCGCTGGCACTTAGACGACTTAGGAGGCAAACTGATACACGAGATGGAAAAAGGCGGAGATCAATGGGTCATAATAAATCTGCCAGCATTTGCAGTGGCAGATGATCCCATGAAGCGCCAAGTAGGCGAAGCACTGTGGCCTGAATGGGAAGATGAAGATGCGCTGGAAAGAAAACGAAAAATCCTTGGACATCGAGACTTTGAGGCGCTTTATCAGCAAAATCCACAACCACCAGGCGGTACCTATTTCCTCGAAAAAGATTTCCTGGTGGATGGATCACCCGTCAACTATCCCGAGTGGTGTGACTGCGTCTACGCCACGATTGATACAGGAATCAAAACTGGATCAAAACACGACGCCACTGGCGTTATATATTGGGCGATGAACCAGTATAACAAGGAGGCGCCACTAACGATACTTGATTATGATCTATGTCAAGTTGATGTGGCACTTCTAATAGAATGGATTCCACAAATTTATGAAAATTTGGAAATTTATGCAAAGCAGTGCAAAGCGCGAATGGGCAGCATTGGCCCGCTCATTGAAGACAAAGGCAGTGGCACTGTCTTACTTCAGCAATGCGCAAGGAAAGATTGGCTGGCGACAGCAATTGATAGCAAGCTCGTACAGCTGGGTAAGGAACCACGTGCTCTGTCAATTAGCGGATATACTAATCAGGGCAAGGTTAAAATATCAGATTATGCATATCGGAAAACCATAGATTTTAAGCAGCGCCACGCTAATCACTTGCTGAAGCAAGTTTTCACGTTTAATGTTGGAGTAAAAGATCAAGAGGATGATCTTGTGGATTGCCTATGCTACGGAGTGATGTGTGGTCTAGGCAATTATGAAGGTTACTGAACTATTGGTAGAAAGAGGATACCTGTCAGTTTCCTCCCCTTGATGACGGTCCTGCTCTTGTATTCGAGACTGCAATCGAGCTAACTCTTTCTACCATTTTTATACAGGAGTCAAAAAATGCCGCAAGCTTCTCTGGGGCGCGTCCCGAATGGACCTACTGGCGCAGCCAATAATAAAGCGCGCGCTTGGCTGCCGAAATGGATGACAACTGGTGGAATTGCACCGCAAGTTCCTGGCGAACTTCTCCCATCAGTTGTCACTGCACCAGTAGTAACTGCGACCTCACTCTCGGTAGCAGGAGCCGGTGTTGCTTCAGTTACTAATGGTACGTGGACTAACTCTCCTACTGGTTATACATATCAGTGGCATCGCGCTGGAGCGAACATTGCTGGCGCGACTAATAGTTCATATACGTTTGTGGTTGCTGATGAAGCAAATCTGATAAATTGTGCGGTAACACCTACCAACGCTGCTGGCACAGGTACGCCAGCAATGTCAAATTCTATCGGTCCAATAGTAGCATAAACGGAGGAAAGTGAATGGCAACGACACCGCGAAATACTGATCAGTTCGGAAATCCAATTCCGCCTGGCCAACCACCTGGTGCGCCACCTGCTGGTGCACCACATCCAGGATCACCACGTACTGATACACAACATCCTGGCGCGCATCCTGGGCAATCTCAACCTGGAGTACATCCAGACATGGGCTCTGGGCCTCCTCCTGCTGTGGAGCCGCAGCCTCACGTTCCTCCAAATCCTCACGATCCTAGCCAGCAAGATCCAGAAGCAGAACGAAGGAGGCTGGAGGAAGAAAGAGCCAAAGGCCACCCTGGTCGTCCACCTGCTTCGGCGCCACCAGTGAGAGAAGAAATTCATTCTCCTCCAGAGCAGGGAGTTCCTGGCCCTGGTCCTGCTGATAGAGAGCAGAGGGAAAGGCAACCTGGAAATCCTCCAGGAACTTTGCCAGGAGATGTGCTACCTGGTGAAGTGCCAGGCCAGCATATTGGTGAGTAGTGCGTGTAACGTGCGTAAACCGTCATCAATTTTGGTGACATAAAAAGAGGTGGTTTAAATGACAACAGTTGTAAAGGTTCTAGGTGGATACCTAGAAATTGAGGGTGGTGGACCTGGTTCTCCTCCTGGTATTTGGGGCGGTGGTAACGAAGGCTTCCCTACTCACCCTATCGCACCTGGTGGTCCTCCTCCTGGTATTTGGCCTAGCCCTGGTTATCCTTCTCATCCTATCGCACCAGGTGGGCGTCCTCCGTTTCCAAGTCAAGGGCCTGGTTTTCCTACCCATCCTATCGCACCTGGTGGACAGCCTCCTGGTGTTTGGGGCGGGCCTGGTGACTTGCCAGCATATCCAATGCCGCCGATCTATTATCCTGGTAAACCTGGGCAACCTCCTGGCGTTATCAACGGTGGACCTGGTTCGCTTCCGCCGTGGGTAATGCCTCCGATTGCACCTGGTGGTGGTCAGCCTGGTCAACCTCCGGGAATTTGGGGCGGCAAGCCTCCGGAATGGGTTGACAACACGTTGCCGCCTGATCAGCCGGTTGCGGGTTGGCCTCCCACGATTATGCCACCAATCTTCTACCCGCCAAACGTGCCACCGACTGAACCGCCGCCTGATGACAAAGCGGTTGAATGGCATACAGCATGGACCCCGGACAAGGGTTGGGTTATTGTTGGCATCGTCACCCCTGAGGCGCCACATCCGTCGCCCTCAACGTAATGGTTAGCTGGCGGTGGGGCCCACCTCTGCCGTCAGTTCTCCGTCGGGACGGTGGTTTCCTCCCGGTTTCCACCGTCTTCGAGCCAAGAACTAAATGATAAATAAAGATAAATTAAAAGAATATATCAAAGCGTTTCGTCGTCCAGAAATTAGTCCATCAATACAATTTATGGAAGAAATCAAAGCAGAATTAGAAAGAGTTAGTTATGAACTAATGAAAACGCAAGTAATAATGATAGATATTGCAAAAGCTCTTGGGGTAGAAACTCGTGAATAAAATGGAACAAATCAATATTACTGGATCAGATCTTGGAGATACTATTTCAACAAATGGTATATTAGATAAACTCACAATGGTAAAAGTTCCCCCAGCAAGAGGGTATAAAGATTATTTTACATTGGTTGACGTTGTTAAAGGTCACGAGAAAGTGATCTTTAATTTTGATCCCTCTACCAGTGGTATGAGTGATGATGCGGTTCTTTTGTCTGGTGGTGGTATTGATTTTGAAAATTTAAAAGTCAAAAGTGTACCGCAGGGCAGCGTGTTTGTGATTGAGGTACAAAAACTTCGGAGTGATGATGTGATGATGTCTAATTCTACACTTGAGATCGTTTCTGGTGATCATCAGATTAGCGATAATCCAGGCGCAGTCGGCGCGCTCTCTATTCACATTGCGGGTGGTGATGAAGGATGGATGGTAGCAGATTCGATTGGCGCACCAGTTTCTGAAGCAATTATTTGGGCAGCAACTTCTGATAGTGTTTATGCTAAGGGTGGGGCGGTTGTTCGTCTTGATTTTCCAATTACAAAAGGTCTTTGGCTTCGTGTCCCGCCTGACGGCGTGTGTTCGCTCTCGTGGGATGAATAGTAATTAAATGCCAAATACCACAATTGAAGGCGCACAAAATCCCGACGACTATTTGAGCTTTGATGGTTCTTCATTAGGCACGCCACTAATGAAGATATTGATGAGTGATAATATTGAGTTGGGATCGAGCGCATCATATGAATTGTGCAAACTAATCTATTCATATCATCCTTTAGGTGCAAAACTAGTTGATGTTCCAGTACAATTAGCACAATCACAAGGACGAATGATCAATATTCCAGGTAGAGCAGAGGACAGAGTAAGAAAAGCGTTCTTAGATGAGTGGAAAAAGCTAAATTGCGATGAAATTATCGCAAATACTGTGAGAGTGGCGCGCATCTATGGTATTTCTTCCGTAGCTTTGATGGCAAATGGCCAAGAAGATCCACAAAAACCATTAGATTTTGTCACTTTAGCTGAACAAAAGATAACTTTTAACGTTTTTGATCCATTAAATACTGCTGGTTCATTAGTTATGAACCAAAACCCAAATGATCAATCATTTCTGAAGCCTCTCACTATCCGTGTACAAGGTAAGTCTTATCATATCTCGCGCGTGTGTATCTATCAAAATGAAAATCCCATATATCTCGATTATACTAGTTCTGCTTGGGGCTATGTTGGTCGTTCTGTTTATCAAAGAGCTTTATATCCATTAAAATCGTTCTTGCAGAGTATGATTACGGACGATTTAGTAACCAAAAAAGCTGGAGTTATCGTTGCAAAGCTGAAAGCGCCTGGTTCGATCATCAATAATGTGATGCAGCAAATTGCTGGAATTAAGCGCCATATGCTTAAGGCTGCTCACGTTGGAAGTGTCTTAAACATTTCAATAGAAGAGTCAATTGAATCGTTAAATTTACAAAACGTCGATGGATCCGCCAAAACAGCCAGAAAGAATATACTTGAGAACATAGCAGCAGCAGCTGGAATGCCAGCAAAATTGGTAAATAGTGAGACATTAGCTGTAGCCTTTGCTGAAGGTGAGGAAGATGCGAAAGCGATAGCGCGCTTCATAGACAAATTACGTGAATCTATGCAGCCTTTATATGATTATTTCAATAGAATTGTGCAATTTAGAGCTTGGAATACACAATTTTATGAGACAATTAAAGCAGATTTTCCTGACGAATATGGTGGTAAATCCTTTAATGAAGCTTTTGTAGAGTGGTGTAATCACTTTATTTGCACGTGGCCTTCACTTTTAACAGAGCCTGATTCAGAGAAAATCAAAGTTGCTAACGTTAAATTGCGCTCAATTATTGCTTTAATGGATACTTTGTTGCCTATGGCTGACCCAGAAAGCAAAGAATTGCTGATTGAATCAGCAGTTGATAACTTTAATGATATGAAGATCTTGTTCCCCACTCCGTTTAAGATAGATGCCAAGAAAATGGCGAAATATTCTGAAGAACAAGCTCAAGAAGAAAAAGAAAATGCCAAAATGGGTATTAGTAAACCAGGACAGAATAAACCTGGTAAAAGCAAAGGATTTGGTGGCGCAGCATTCGGCGGAAATGGAGGTGGTACTAGCGTTAAATCTGATGCTGTAGAAGCGGCGGTTATTGATTATCTTGATGAAGTTCAAGCAAGAAAACAAATAAGACATCACGATGCCTCTAACTGAAAAAGGTGAGAAAATTCGCGAAGCCATGCATGAGAAGTATGGCAAAGAAAAAGGTGAAGAAGTTTTCTATGCCTCAAAAAATAAAGGAACGATAAGTGGAGTAGATGCAATGCCTTTAACTAGGATTGATGAATTGGCAACTAAAGCTGACGCACTCGCTGCGCGATGGGACGCGTTTGTGACGCGACGCTATAGAAAAGATGCGTTTGAAGAAGCTAGACATCCACGCAATGCTGGTGGTACATTTACTGCTAATGAAGGAGAAGAAGGAAAAGAAAAAGACGATTCAACAGATCGCGATGAATTACGTACTGGTGTATTAAGCAAGCGCACATGACAGAAACTGAAAGATGTGCTGGAATTATTTTTGTCTCATCTAGAGGCAATGCACTATTTCTTAAGCGTTCTGATCATGGAGATTATGCTGGAATTTGGGGACTACCTGGTGGTCACCTAAGACCTAGCGAAACTCACAAACAAGCAGCGCGTCGTGAAGCAAGGGAAGAAGTTGGACAATGCCCAAAAGGGCAATTGATCGAAGTTAATCGCCAAATAACTGAAGTAGAAGGCGACGATCAAACAGCTACACGAACGGTTGACTATACTACATTTATTCAAGAAATAGATTATGAATTTATTCCGCAATTGAATAAAGAACATGATGAATTTTTATGGGCACCTCTGTTTGATCAACCGCAACCTATTCATCCTGGTTTAGCAAATACTATAGAAAAGATGAATATGGACGAGCTTGGTATTGCCAAGCTTATGATGCAAGGTCTTACTACTAGTCCTCAAAAATATGGTAGTTTTTGGTTATTTGATATCAGAATTACAGGAACTGGTTTATCATATAGAGCAGGACTAGATGAATTTGTTTGGAGAGATAAATCTCTTTATTTGAATGATGAATTCTTGCAGAGAATTGGTGGACTTCCTGTTATATTTGAACATCCTAAATCAAACACTTTGAACACTAAAGAATATGTTGAGCGCAACATTGGCGCAGTATTTATTCCATATATTAAAGATAGTGAGATTTGGGCTATCATTAGAGTATATGATGAATTTGCCGCTAAAATTATGTCAGAAAATATACTGTCTACTTCTCCATGCGTGGTTCTAACTGGAAAAGATCCCAAATTTTCATTAGACAATGGAGGGGTATTATTAGTTGAAGGAAAACCAAGACTAGTTGATCACATTGCAGTTTGTTTTCGTGGCGTTTGGGACAAAGGTGAAGCACCAACTGGCGTTGCCAGTGTAACCGCAGGAGATATGATTATGGCCGACGAAGATGGTAAAGCAGCAGCCTTGGAAGAAGCTCGCCGAAAGGATGCTGAATCAAAGGCTAAGAAAGATGCTGAAGACAAAGAGAAAGCCGACGCAAAAGCCAAATCAGATGCTGATGCAAAGGCCAAAGCTGACGCAGAAGCAAAAGCGAAAGCAGATGCTGATGCTGGACAGCTTATTGACAAGACCTTGAAGTGCATGGATTCTGTCATGTCTCGAATGGATGAATTCGAGAAAAATGAGAAGGAGCGCGCTGATCGTAAAGCAGCGAAGCGCGCTGACAAGCAGGCCTTCAAAGATTCTTTGAAAGCCAAAAGAGATGCAGACGAAGATGAAGATAAGAAAAAGAAAGAAGAAGAAAAGGAGAAAGCAGATCAAAAAGCTAAAGCAGATGCTGAGGGTGATATGAGAAAACGCATCGCTGATGTGGAATCTCGTCTGCCTAAGCAAATGACGGATGCTGATTATGCATCTATGGCAGATGCACAAGTTGGCGCCGACAAAGTTCTGCTTATGCATGGGAAACGCGCGCCTAGGCCACTTGATGGTGAAAGCCTAAGTGGTTATCGTCGCCGTTTGGCTGGCACTTTGAAAGAGTTCTCTCCTACTTGGAAAGATATCAATCTTAGTGTAATTTCTGATGAAGCCGCATTTGAAAATATCGCGAAAACGATTTATGCAGATGCGACTGAAGCAGGATTGCATCCAGTTATTGATGATGCTGATTTCCTACGAGAAGTGGTTGATCAGGATGTGACTGGGCGTAAAATCACCAAGTTCGTCGGCAGACCGTCTGCTTGGATGGGCCAGTTTTCTTCCAATAGAAGGAGATTGGTTGGTATTCGAAACCACTCATAACACTAATTGGGCGCAACCTGCGTTCTAGGAGAGATCCATGTCGATTACTATTAATCCCACTCTAACCACAAATGCACCTGGTAGTTTCCAAGTCACGTCGGATGGATTTATCCAAGGTAACGCTATGGATGATCCGTCAGTTAGGCATTATCTTTCTGGTGGTTTGCTCGACTCAACAGAAACTTTGCCGATGTGGGGTGGAGTACCTATCACAGAAATTCTGGTTGCTGTTGCTGTTGAACAGGCGCTCAGAGATACTGTCAAGCGCGCCACAAATGCGGCGAATATGACAGGAATTAGTGTGTTCAATCAAGATCACGCTATGTTGAGCACTCCTCAAAGTCCGGTGCAGCAAGCCAGCAATGGTATGCTGGTCAACTACTATCGTTTCGGAAGTGGCGCCCGTATTCCAGTCGCTGCCGATCCAGCACTTGCCGCTGTTATTCCTGGCTCTATTATCAATGCAACTCCATTGTTTTACGATACCACTAATCAATGGTTTACGGCAACTGCCGGTGGCATCGCCTTGCCAACAACTATCAGAATTGTTGGATACAACTTCGGCAATTCTATGAATGCGGTGTACTCTCCAGCTACTGGCTTTCTTACCTGGAACAGAGCCGGTAACTGTATTGTCGTTTTGATCTAAGGACATCAATCAACAACTAACCACCAGAGGTTACTGCCATGGGTACTATGTCTCCCTCATTTGCAATCGTGAATCCTTCATTTGTTGAACCAGGCATTATCTTGCCTTATACGCAAGCATCAGGAGCCTTTGATGCATTGGCAAATGGTGAACCTCTTGTTAGATTAGGTGATGGTGATCTTTACGTTTATATGAAACGTATTGATGTACGCACCAGCATGGCTGCTGCTCAGTCTACCTACAATAATTTGCCAAGTTGCAGCGTGGCACTATCAATGATCAGCACTCCAAGCTATATGCTGCGCGTGCGTGCTGAATACGATCACCACGATACCGCGGCTATGAATCGCTGGGGTGTCAATATCGTTGAGGCGCAGCGCCTCGCTATGAGGCAAGGTCATTTTCAACTGGCGCGCAATGCTCTATTGTCTGGATTTAATCCTGCCAATGGAGAAGGCTTGTTGCACGCGCAAGGCTCAACAGCGGTATCATTGCCTAACGACAGTAATGGTAACAATACTATCGTTACATATGATAACGGTGAATTGGGCGTTTGGTTCTTGACACAAATCAGCACGCTTAAGACCCGCACCAATCAATTGGGCATTGGGCGCCGTTTCGTGATTCTTGGACCGCAGCGTTCTCTGGCGGCTCTCGAATATCAAAATATTGTCCAGCTTGTGCAGTTCCAAAGGGCCGGTGCCGGTTCCGCGACTACAGCCGGAATGATCAAAGACGTTGTTTCTATGAATGACGACGAAATCACTTGGGTTTATGACGATACGCTTATCGGCAAAGGCGCAGGTGGTAACGACGCAATTCTTCTTGTTATGCCTGAGGTTAGAAAGCCACAAGGCAGCAAGATCAATACCAATGAAATCGCTAAGATAGCACCTGGTATTGAAGCTTGTACTTTGATGTATTCTGATATGGCAGCGCCTATGGAAATTCCTACTCCGCTCCCCGGCGGCGCCATTGATATCGTCAGCGAGTGGCGCATCACAACTGGTTGGGGTGTTCGCCCTGAAGCGATTACGATCATTTCTGCGAAGTATCAGTAATCGGTTGGGAGATACATTATGTCTCTCAACGATCCTGGGGCGCTGAACGCTTGCTAACCCGTTTAGCGCCCCACGGTAATTGGATCAGGATATGTTTTGGGAAACAGAATACATTTTTCAACCTAACAGAACTAAACCTGGTTTTGGAATATGGACTTACCGCCGTACTTGGGATTATTTTCTAGTTAATGATAAATGGTATAGAAATCCAATTTACATTTACTTGTATTATTCTACATCTTTGGAAGGAGAATAAACAGTGAAAATGTTCGTCGCAAATGGTACACATCAGAATATCGACTTCCAGTATCGCTTGCCAGAAGTCAGAAACTATAGACAACAAATCATTAATATAGGTGGACAAATTAAAATATCTGGTGATTTAAGTGCTAAAGATATAGATGCCATCATTTCTGCGCATGAAATGTATGGAATGGTCGAAGCTAATGAAATATCACAAAAACATGGAATTTACATTCCTTATATCTATTCTGTTGATAAACCAATTAATGCCAATGTTATTGCTGAACTTGTTGCGCACAATAGAGTTATCAATAATGCATTGGGAGTCAAATATAGGCAAGAGGCAGCGGTGGCTGTAAGCCAGCAGATTTCAAACAACAATGAAAATCCTGATGTACTGAGAAGTTTAGAATTGACAGTTAAAGAAAAACCCAGCAATAAAGATTTGGAAGTTGATGAAGTTGTTAGAGTGACAACAGATAGTGAAAGGGGCGCATCTCAAGATCCTAATAGGCCGATTGTTGAGAGAAGGTCATTATTTTAATGTCTGGTATTGATACAGTACCTACAGAAGCTGGATTTAATGCTTGGGTTTTCTCAGTTATGGGAGTTCCAAACGACGTATTACCCGTAGTTTCTGATCAACTTGATCCAGCCTATAATATTTATATCAATTATGCTTTTGAAATTGCACTAGAACTTGTCAATGTATATTTACAATGTGCTTCACCAATTCTTTATACTCAAGCAGTTTATAACTTAGGTGGTGATGTATTGGTAAATATGGCGCAAGATGATCCTAATTTGCCACCTCCTGATAATACTTATTGGTCAAATTTAAGGCAGTCTTTTGGACTTAATAATTTTTATCCTGGTATCATTAATGCAGCAAACGATATTGATACATCTGCTGCATCAATGATACCATTGGGTTTACAAAATTTAACTTTGGCAGATTTGCAAAATATGAAAACGCCTTGGGGTAGGCAATATTTGATGATTGCACAATCTGTTGGTTCTATGTGGGGACTAACGTTGTGAGCTATCCTAATGATAGAACAAATCCTGCGGGTGCTATACCAGTATATTATGGGGTGGCGCCTCCGGGTGGAAAAGCTGTACCTATTGTGATAATAGCAGGCCCCGGTAGTCCAATTTCTGGACCTATTCCAGTAAGAATAGTAGCAGCGCCACCTGTTGGTCCTCCATTCCCTAATGATCAAGGGAATGATGCTAGTGCTCAGCCTGTATATCAATCTGCTGCGCCTAATGCAATGCCAGTTTGGGTAGTATGATGATTCTACATTTTGGTGTTAATGATGTTCGATATGCTGGTCAATTAGCATCAAAACAACAGAGAAGGATGACTAGATCGCAGAGAGGTTATGAGCGAAACAAATCTACAGGTCAAGTAATGGATTATTTGGAATCTAAATATGGTCTTATTGAAGCATTTATTGAAGAAGAAAAAGATTTAATAGCATCAATTATTGAGAAAGCTGCTGTCAAAGCTATTAAAAATGATACAAAAATGACTATTCCTGCAAGTGATTGCAGAAAATTAGAATCATTATTTAAGGAAAGTATCATCGGGCAGCGATTTGATGGAAAGGTTCCTGGCGTGCCTGTTCACGCAGCAATCGTTGGTGTATCACATAAATATCTTCACCCTTTCGCAAAGCGCGCAGCAAGACCAAGTTTTATGGATACTGACCTCTTTAGACGAAATTTTAAGGTGTGGTCAGAATAAATGCCTTCTATTGCTGAAGCTACAAATTCAAATTCAAATAAACCGCCGTTAGGTCAAGTTCTAGCGGCAGGCGTTGGGTATTTATCAGCTAGTCAACAGATTACATTCACATTGTATAGGCGCTATGTATTTCCTTTAGATGGTATGAATTATTGGATTAAAGTACAATCAATTCCAACTCCGAGCGCGCAACCAGTAGCGCAAGATGCTTTGGTTACATCTGTGCAAATAAGTGGAGAAGCAGTTCAAATTTATCCAGGTGGTATAGGTGCAAAAAAGATTTTTCAAGGTACGATAATTAATCCAATTGATGCTACAGAGCCTTTATTTATTGATTTTACTGGTCCAGCATATTCGTATATAAATGAATCAACAATGGCTCTTGCACCAGGAGATATGATTAATATACCTGCTAATTTAACCAATGGTATGTGGGCAAATGCAAAGACTACGGGTCATCAGTTTATTGTTAATCTTTGGCAATCTATTCAATCAGTTAATCTTCCTGTACAGATGATAGTAGCAGGTTCATTACATCGTGATGTAACTATAGAGCAACGTGAGGACGCTACAGTTGATGTTAATACAATAATTTTTACTTCTCTCTCAGAAATTCAAACATTTAATAATGTAGGACCAGATTACTTATATATCGCTAATTATGGTGGAGTTCCTTTTGCTTTTAGTTCACGGGGGCAGCTATATGAGCAAGCAGACTTATATCATTATTTGGGTAAAGCACTTTTTAGCACTAGTTCAACCCAAATAGTTGATAATTTTGCTAATTTTAACCCCACATGTATTGTCTCAAATTCGTTGCCGATTTGGCTTAATTTGCCTAATTACGTGCCACCCTATCCTGGGTTTAAATGTACCATACCCTTGTATCCTTCCTATTTGGTCGATGACAACCTTCCGCCACCGTTTGGATCAATTCACATAGAACGTACAACAGCATTGGCTTCTTCTCCATCTTTTGGCCCGCGTATGTCATCTGACCAATTATGTCGCGATGAAGTTATAGTTCATTTATATGGTTGTGATAATTTAGCAGCGCAAGATTTCTTAGCATTTGTTGAACAATATTCTGCTGATTGGGGTAATATTGGTTTAGCTAATATGCCAGTTATAGATGATCAAAAACATATACAATCAGAATTTAAAATTTTGTCTCAGAGAAAACGCATTAATTTTGATGTAAATTACCTACAGTCCGCAAGCCGTGACATTGCTCGACAGCTTATTGAGCATGTCAAAGTTAACTACCTAATCTAAGGAGATAGTCAATGCCCACATCAATCATGTATTCTCCCAAGGCTCGTCATCGCCGTGGGCCATATCCTGGCGCGCGCGCATTGCCTTCAGCTTTGCAGCAGAAAAAGGCGCGTTCGGTTCCTGGAATGCCTGGCATTACTTCAGGTCCAAAATATCAATTTTCTTTCGATCCAAATTCTATTGTGGACGTAGTTGTTCAAACTGTTCAAGCACCTACTCCCAATACATATCAGCAAACTGGCTGTTTGGTTAGCTTCGGCGGAACCACTATTACAGCTATGGATATGGAAGAACTTACTCAGTTCTCAGATTTGGAGAATTGGCTTATTTCTCCTCAAGGCATTGCTACGCTGACTTGGTCAACTGGCCTGGTTACTGTA